TCCAAATACAACCACCGAATATGTGCGCGTCAACATCACGTTTGGCCTAACCAACGAACCAACGCTGACCTCAAGCGTGGACAATGCCCGTGGTGCGTTAGTAATCCGTATATTTACAGAAAAAGGCCGTGGCCCGGCCCGCAATCAAGAACTGGTAACGACTGCTGTAAACGTGTTAGAGACAATTAATGACACATCCAAAACTACTACAGGCGTATTTGTAAAAGTAGGAGAAATAAACGGCCCAAGTTTTTCAGCGACTGATGAATCCCCGCACTTTGTAGGTCGTATTGATACAGGCTATGTAGCAACTGTGCTGACTTAAATACCCGCTAACCTGTATGTAGCCGGGCAGTGCCCGTGGAGACCTTTATTCCCTGGTACGCCCAATGGCAACCACCGTTCTTTCCGGCACTTCAGGTGCCCTCTACTACAAGCCTGCTGGCACAACCAGCAGTTTTGCCGAGTCTAACGTCGGTACTGGCGCAGACACCATTACTATTGCAACCTACTTGCACTTTAAAGTAGGCGATCCTGTGCAGTTCAGTGTGATCAACACTCAAACTAACGGCGCAGGCACAGGCACACTTCCCGCAGGAATCAGCCCTGCGACCACCTACTACGTTATTGCTTACACCGCCAGCACTGGAGTGCTGCAGGTGTCTGCAACCCTGGGTGGCGCGATAATCGACATCACCGACGACGGTACAGCTGTTAGCCCTAACGCTTTCCAAGTTGCTTACGCCGCATTTGCAGTAGTCGGACAGGTCCGTGACTGGAGCTTTGAAATCAACCGCGCCGAAATCGATGTAACCACCATCGGTCAAACCCCCGGCCAGTACGTTCCATTCCGCAGCTACATCTCCGGTTTCGGCGATGGTACGGGCAGCGCAACGGTCTACATGACCGACGAGGATGCTTCCCTTAGCAACCGCATGATCGAGGACGTACTTCAGCGCAACCAAACTGGTGCTGCATTTAAGCTTTACACCGACCAAGTGTTCAGCAGCGGTTCAGTGAACGAAGCCGAAAGCCGTTCCATTGAGTTTGAAGCAGTGCTGACTTCTGCCAGCATGAACGTCACCCCTGACGACGCACAGTCTGTAAGCGTAAGCTTCCGCCCATCCGGTACCCCAAGCTTCGACTTCAGCCAGACCTGATAAAGTGCTACTTAAGTAAACACATAGCCCCGGTAATACCGGGGTTTTTTATTGCGCTACGCTATAGTTAATTCATAGTCAAGTACAAATCATGCCCGCTGGATCTACTCGCGCCATTGACCGGTTGCGTAAAGCAGCAAATCTCCAGCCAAGCAAGCGCAAAGTTGAGCTGTCTGACGGCACCACATTTGAGATGTGGATCAGCCCGCTAACCATGGCTGAACGCGAACGCGCTCAAAAGCAAGCCAAGTCTGACGACGCTGGAGCGTTCGCACTACAGCTGCTGATCGGCAAAGCACAAGATGAAAACGGCGCCAAGCTTTTCTCTGCTGGTGAAATTGATATTTTAAAAAACGAAGTCAAGGACAGCGATCTGCAGTCTTTAATGTTGGCCATCCTTAGCGACGAAGACGAAGAGCCAATGGACCCAAAATCCTAGTTGCGGAACTTCGTAAAGATAACTGGCTCATGCTGCAATTTGGTGTCGCCAAGGAGCTTGGCATGAGCTTGACTGAAGTCCGCACCACAATGACGCCGGAAGAATTACTGGGCTGGAGCGCCTACTTCCAGATCCTTAACGAGGACCAAGAAAAACAAATGGAAAAAGCCCGCCGCCGAAGGTAACCCATTCTGGGCCTAGAATAGAAAACGACGTACCAGCTGTGGATCGTGGCATACAGAGCTGAAATTGACTTAAGTGTAAATAACAGAGAAGCCCTTAAAGGGGTAACACAAGTAGAAGGCGGAATAAACAAACTAATTAAAGGTGTAAAAGAATTTGAACGTGTCTTTAATGAGGCACTTAGCCCTAAAGGCGCAATACAAAGCAGATTTCAGCTAGAGCAAGAGCGAAAAGCATTAGCGTTATTCAAACAGCAAAATGCAGCACTACAGAACCAAGTAAGGCTGGCTGCCCAGCTAGGTAGTGCTTACGACAAGCTCCAAGTAAAGGTTGTCGGTACAGAACTACGACGACTGGAACGTGCTCGTACAAGCCAAAGAGCTTTACCTGGCGGTAGATCCATTGATCAAAAACGTTTACCTGCAGCAGGTCAAACATCTGGCACGCAATTTTCAGGAGATATAACTGCTGCCGTACGTGCAGAAGCAAGAGTTAGGGAAGCTGTTTTAGCCGAAGCAACACGACAGCTGGAAGCTGACAAACGCGCAACAGCGGCAAAGGAAAAAATAGCCCGTGCTGCACAAG